AGATAATGACGTGAGATATTACAGGAGCGATTTTTCAAGCCCTTATGATACTACCGGCAATTCGATATTTATGGATTACTCTGGCGTGCCATTGATTGTAGAAACTGGCGTATCTGGACTAACAGCACCTGAAGCAAACCAACTTGCTCTTATAGATTCCGTGGACGGAAAGGTTGACATTGTTAACACTAAAATAGGTACGCCGGTAGCTGATGTAAGCGCAGACATTGCAGCGGTCAAGGCAGTAACGGACGCAATACCAACAACAGCCATGAGAGGCACAGATAGCGCTAATACGGTAGCACCTGATAACGCAAGCATTACAGCGATTAAAGCTAAAACTGATTCTTTGACGTTTACAAAAGCTAATGAAGTGGATAGCAATGTACAAAGCGTTAATGATGGGACAATAACTGGAACGGGAGCAGACCTTGACCCTTGGGGGCCGTAAATGGCTAGTAGCTGGGGTTTAAGCTGGGGTAATTCATGGGGCAACTCATGGGGCCAAATATCAACAGATCTATGGACGGTAAAAGATGACATAGCAAGTGCTTGGCTGTTTGAGTCGGGAGAAATAACGCTATGGTCTTTAGCTATTGATAGTTCTTCGTTATGGGGTCAGATAGGGAGCATAGATACAACATGGACAGCAAGCCAAAATCAAGCGACATCTTGGAATGATTCTGTAGAAAGTTTAACTTCATGGTCTGCACAAATAGACGACCTAACAATCTGGGATGCAAAATCAAATAAAGTTTCAAGTTGGTCACAAGAGCTAGAAAATAGTACAATATGGAATGAAGATGAAGACGAATCCGCTACTTGGACAGAGAAGCAGAAAGCAACTACTACATGGAACTAACGTGAAGAACCTTTAAGGAGGAATCACTTGCAACACCTAATAACATTTTTACCCCCTCAAGACGGCTTACCTGGCGCTTATATATGCTGGGGAGCGGTTCAGTTAGACGATTCAAATCTAGACTACTATCTAAAACGCACTATCTCATGGTATGAAGACGCGCCAAAGGGTCGTAAGTGATGGCTAAATCTAACGCCGGTAGGCCTACTATTATGACAGAATCGACAATCCACAAATTAGAAGAAGCTTTTACCTTTGGTGCTACAGACTTAGAAGCCTGCTGTCATGCGGATATAAGTAAATCAACTTTATATAATTACTGTGAAGCTAATCCTGAATTTGTGGAGCGAAAAGAGACCTTAAAGAACCAGCCTACAATGAAAGCTAAGCGCATCATTACTAACGCGCTTGATAGTGACGACTTAAACACAGCTCATAGAGTGATTGATCGTAAGGAAGGGTCAAAGATTAAGCAAGAAATTACAGGCGCAGGTGGTGGCCCAATAGAAACCACAAGCTTTACGTTTGTTCCGGTAGGAAGTGATAAGTAGCTATGGCTGATATACGTATCGAGTATGTCGCAAACCTTCACCCTATCTTCACCAAACCAAAACGGATAAAAATAATAGTTGGCGGTAGGGGTTCAACTAAATCAACAGGCATTGCTGATTATGTTGGAGCTAAAGTATCTGATGGTGAGTTATGGTGCTGTGCGCGGGAGAATCAGAACTCAATTGAAGAATCTGTACATCGTACAATATTAGAAGAAATTGAGCGGCTAGGCATTAAAGGTTTTGAGGATACCAAAACATCGATAGTTCATGAAAATAGCGGTGGAAGAATATTTTATCGTGGTCTAGCTCGCAACATCACATCATTAAAATCAACACTTTCAGGCATTAATGGTCTATGGATCGAAGAAGGTGAAGATATATCAGATAATACCCTCCGTGTACTGACTGCTTCTGTTCGCTTAAATGCTACTGATACAGAGGCTCTACTTGATGGTAAGAACGTACAATCTATTGAAGAGCTAGAAGAACTAATATCACTGTCAGATATAAAGATGCCTGAAATCATAATTACCATGAATAGAGGTAAGCGAATGGGCGCGGTTGCTAAGAAGTGGCTGGCACGTGCTGAGAGTGAATTGGAGCGGTGTGGATATTACGAAGACGACACAATAATGGTTGTTCAAATGAATTATACAGACATGCCGCAATCATGGTTTATAGCATCAGGGCTTGAGCGTGAACGTCTTGATGACTTTGATAAGATGACAACAGCGCAATATAGACACAAGTGGCATGGTGATTACTTGGATGAGGTAGACAATTCTATTATTCGTGGTGAGTGGTTCGATGCTTGCTTAGATGCTCACAAAATAGACAGGCTGAAGGATGCGTTTAAACCTAGAGGCGCAAGAATAGCCGCTTATGACCCAATGGATGATGGTGGCGACGCTCATGGTTACGCTTTAAGGCATGGATCAATTATCGAGCGAGTATTTGAGAATCGAAAAGGTGAGATTGATGTTGGTTGTGATTGGGCGACGGATTTAGCATCCGCTAATAATGCTGATTGGCTTGTGTGGGATAAGGACGGAATGGGAACAGGCCTAAAGAGACAGGTTTCGATAGCGTTCAAAGGAACAAAGACAGAATATCACGGGTTTAGTGGGGCATTATCAGGATCAGGTCAGGATAACGCCGAAAGAATATACAAACCATTAATTAATGACGACGGAGAAAAAGAGAAAGAAAAAGAACCTGACACTTACGCTGATGCGTTTAAGAATAATCGGGCTCAATATTATGTATTGCTAGCAGACAGAATGTACAACACTTACAAATGCGTGGTGCGTGGCGAGTATATTGATCCTGATGAAATGATTAGCTTTGATACTGATGGGATAATGGATATACCCGCATTAAGATCAGAGGTGTGCTCAATACCTCAAAAAGAAACGTCAGGAACGATGATACAACTGCTTAGTAAGGCTGACATGAAAAAGCTAGGCATTCCCTCGCCAAACATGGCTGACCCTGTAATGATGAGTTTATGGATGCCTAAAGTTAAAAAGCAGAGAACAGCGCAAGTACCACAAAGACGAAGGGCGTGATACAATTCATATAATGAATGACCAATAGAGTTTATATACATGGCAAAAATGACAGAAGGCGACTTATTATCTCAAGTGTTAATGGCTGAAACAGATGCTATTTCTCACTCTTCGTCTTATATGCCTCTGAATCAAAAGATGATGGAATATTATCTTTCATGTCCGAACGGGTATGAAGTTGAAGGCCAATCACAAGTCACATCAACAGAAGTTCAAGATGTAGTTGGTTCAGATATGCCATCGCTAGCGCGTATCTTTTTGGGCGGCAATGAGATTATGCAGTTTATGCCTAACTCTCAAGATCCCCGCGACATTGAAGAAGCTAACGAAAAAACAAAATACGTTCATCATATTATTAGAAATCAACCTTCCTCATTCAAACTTCAGCACGACTTTCTAAAAAGCTGTGAGATTCAAACAATCGGCGCTATCCATTACCCTTGGAAAGAAGTTAAACGCACTGAGTTCAAAGAATATGAAGGCTTAGATGAAGATGAGCGCGCTTCTATCATTACAGATTTAGAAATTGAAAAGGTTAAGCAAGGTTTCGATCTAGATATTGAAGACGCTGAAGAAGATGAAGACGGCTCGTTTAGTTTAGAGATTAAGATAACGCGCACGAAAAAGAGTGTGGTATTAAGTAACATTCCAATTGAACAAATGCTTATCAGTCAAAACGCTACAACCAAAGATGATGCAGACTTAATTGGTCATAGATTTATGGCAAGGCGTGGAGACCTAAAAGCTCAAGGCTTTGACGAGAATAAACTAGCTCAAGTTCCCGCAGGATCAAACGAAACAGATAGCAGAATGAGAGCTATCAGGTTCAAGGATCAAGGCGGACAAAGAAACATGAGCGCTATTGAAGATTCAGCAAATGATTTACTGCCAGTTAGTAATCTATATGTGCTGATGGATTTTGATGGTGATGGCATACCTGAACGAAGACACATAATTAAAATTGGTGATGTGATATTCGAAAACTACCCGTTTGACCATGTACCGTATGCGATAAGTTCAGCAATTCTAATGCCTGGTAATCTAATGGGCCGGTCACGCGCTGAAATCACTATGCAATCTCAATTGCTTGGTACTGAGATCATGCGTTCAACGATGGATAATATCTATGATGTTGGAACAGGCCGCGTAGTTGTCAACGATACAATTGATATGGATTCATTGTTAACGTCTAGAAATCAAGGCGTTATATCAATGGACGGGCCAGGTGATGTACGTTCGGCTGTAGCACAGTTAGAAACGCCGTTTGTTGGCGATAAGATGCTTTTGATTTCTCAGTACATTGACTCTAAGCGGGTCGCTTCAACTGGTGAAATGTTATCCAACCAAGGTTTGAATGCTGACAAGATATACAACGAAACAGCTACTAGATTTGAAGGCTTGAGAGATTCAGGCGCGGCTAAAATAGAGCTGGTTGCTAGAGTCATAGCGGAAACAGGTTATAGAGATTTATTTGAAGGAATAGCTTGGACAGTCTCACACTTTCAATCAAGTAAAGATGAAATCATGGTTCTAGGTAAAGCTATGACTATAAATCCTACTCGATGGTGGAATGAACACGCGGTAGAGGCAAAAGTTGGTGCTGGCGCTGGTGATGATTCAGAAACACTATCGTCATTAAGTGGATTCTTTGCCATTCAAAATCAATTGAAGGCGGAAGGTTCTAGCCTAGTTGATGAAAAAGACAGATTTAATACGCTTGAAAAGATGCTTCAGGCTTCAGGTTTTAATCAGTCTAATGAGTTCTTTAACGATCCAGAAGAGCCAAAAGAATCAGCTCAATTCTTAATGGAACAAAACAAGCAATTGATGCAAATGCTAGAGCAGGCAAGCCAGAAGAATCCGTTAGCAGAGGCCGCACTAGTAGAACAGCAAGGTAAGATTGCAGTAGCGCAAGGTAATTTACAGTTAAAAGAAAATGAGTTGGCAGAAAAACAACGTCAATTTAATATAAGCCAGCAAGCGCAAAGCACCAAAGATTTACTCACTCTTGAGAAAGATTACGTAAAAATTGAAGCCGACAATCAAATAGATATTCCAGGCAAAGGGTTATAATAATGAAATTAGTTGATGATCTAGAAGCAACTGCTAGAGCTGGTGAAGACGTAAGGCGAGCACAACAAGCTATTAGCGCTTTAGACAACCCATTAGTTAAAGAATACTTTATCATTGCTAAGGCGGCATTATTTGAACGCATAGGCAAGACTAAGCATGATGAAGTTGATGTGCGCGAACAAATCTATATGGAAATGATGCAGCTTGATAGATTTCAAGTTAATTTCCACAAGGCAATAAGTAAAGGTAAAGAGGCTGAAAGCTGGCTTCAAAGAATAGCAGTTAAAACTAAACACATTATAAACAGGTAATTAAGTATGTCGGAAAATCTACGCGAAACCGATTCAGAAACAAATTTAAATAACGCATTTTACCCATCTGAAGAAGAAGCGGAACTCACAGAGACAGCCGAAGAATTAGAGGATGACACCGTTGAAGAAGACGAAGAGTTGGCAGAAGGTGAAGAGGAAGCAGAGGAGGAAAGCGAAACTATTGAGCTTGACGGCCAAGAGATAAGCGCGGAAACCCTTAAAGAGTGGAAACTATCCCACGACAACCGCAAACACCAGCAAGCAGACTACACAAAGAAGGGGCAGGCAGCAGCCGAGCAAATGAAGATTGCAACTTCTGAGCTTGAAAAGTACCAAGGCTTAAACAACTCATTGCAAGAGTCAGTTGACGCTATGGAATTGCTACTAAATGAGGAAGAGAATGCCATTGATTGGGATGAACTTTCTGATACTGACCCAGGTGAAGCGCTAAAACTTGAACGTAAATTCAAGAAAAAGCGTGCAGAGCTAAAGAGTGCAAAATCTAAAGTTGAAGCAGCTAAAAAACAAGCTGATGCAGCTAAGATTCAGGAACAAAGCAGAGAACTTGCTGTATTGATGCCAGATTGGTTTAACACCGACGGAAGCGCAAGCAAGGTTTCTAAGCAAGAAACTGACTCTATTATCGATTACTTGAAGGATAAGCATTATCCGGCAAATTATGCCAACCAAGTATCGACGGCTAAAGAGTGGGAATTATTGCGTGATGCGTCCAAGCACCACAGTTTGCAAAAGAAAAAGCCAGCGATCACAAAAAAGATCAAACGGCTTAAAACTGCTAATGGCAAAGTAAAGCCAAAAGCAACAGAAAGTACATCTTTGCGCAATATGGATGCAAAGACTGCTAACTCACTATTTTTCAACACATAGGAATTTTAATATATGGCTACTATCGGTAATACAGTCGCAACCCTGAATGATTGGGCTAAACGCCTAGATCCTGATGGAAAGATTGCAAAAATTGTAGAAATGCTTTCACAAAAGAACGCAATTCTTGACAACATGCTTTTTAAAGAGGGCAACTTGCCAACCGGCGAACAAGCCACCATCCGAACAGGCTTACCTGATGTCTATTATAGACTTATCAATGCTGGTGTACCTAAGTCAAAATCAACAACAGCTCAAATCACAGAGCAAGCAGCGATGCTTGAAGCACGTTCTGAGGTTGATGTTGAATTGATTAAGCTAAACTCTAATAACGAAACATTTCGTTTAAGTGAGTCTTTAGCTTTCATTCAGGCAATGAATCAGCGTATCGCTCTTACAATGTTTTACGGTTCAGCGGCAAACACAGAAGAGTTTGTAGGTTTCGCTAATCGCTATAACGATCTAAGTGCAGTTAACGGAGAAAACATCATAGATGCTGGCGGTTCTGGCTCTGATAACGCTTCAATCTGGTTGATTGGTTGGGGTGCTGATGAAGTAATGGGGATTTTCCCTAAAGGTTCAACTGCGGGTCTTGATCATCGTGACTTAGGCGAAGGCGATGCTTTCGACGGTAGCAATAACCGATTCCGCGCTATGATGGATTTGTATCAGTGGAAAGCTGGCTTAGTTGTTAAGGATTGGAGATACGCGGTTCGTATTGCTAACGTAGATGTATCAGATCTTCAAGGTTTGACAGGTACGCAAGCAACTACAGCAGCAACGGCAATCACTAAGTTGATGAGTCGATCAATTGATCATATCCCAGATATGAACAACGTTAATTTATCGTTTTATGCTAACCGGACTATTTTATCTCACTTGCGAGTAATGGCGCAAAGCGAATCAAATAATACGGTGACTATTGAAGCTGGCTTAAACCAGTTCGGTAAAACTATACATACTACAAACTTCCTAAGTATTCCGGTTGGGCTTGTAGATACATTAACTAACGCTGAAGCCCGAGTGGTTTAAGGAGATATATTATGATTTTAGATTCAGCTCTACGTTTATCCGATGCTCAAGCTGTAACAGCGACAGCAGTTGGAACAAACGTTATTGATTTAAGCCAAGATCGTTCGATTGGAAATGGCGAGCCAATGGCTGTTGTTTTCTCTGTTGAAGTCGCAGCAGATCAAACAACTGGTGATGAAGATTACACCTTTCAGGTCGAGTACGCATCCAATGCCGCTCAATCAGCAGGTCGTCAATTAATTGGTGAACGTATCTTTGAATCAGGAACGCCTGGCGCGCCTGCTCAAGATGCTGACTTGTTGGTAATTGGGTTTAAGGTCGTTGTACCTATCCCGCCTACTACGACAGCAGAGAGCGAGCAGTTTATTGGTATCCGATATGTGACCGCAGGCACTTCGCCAACAATCACATGCTCTGCTGATTTAGTGCCAATGAGTTTCATTGAAGCCACTAATACATACGCTAACAACTACACAATTTCTTAAGGAATAATTATGAAGGTACAAGTGAAAGAATCATTACCTAATACTTTTAATGGGTTTTATGGTACTGAAATTCGCAAGCCGGGTGACAAATTCGAAATAAAGGTCGTTGTTGAAACAGATAAGGACGGTGTTCCGATACTTGAGAACGGCAAGCCTGTTATAATTAGCACTGAAGAGGATCAATTCTCTAAAGCGTGGATGGTTCGAATTGATGAGCCAAAAAAACCTATTAAGATTAATAAGTAATTAAACGGGGGCATTATGGCTATAAATAGCTACGCAGGTTTAAAAGATGCTGTACGTCGTTGGTCAAAACGTAAAGATGCGACCGATGCATTTATAGATGATTTTATAAGCCTTGCTGAAGAGGAAATTTATAGCAATCCTGTTTCCCCGTTGCGTATAAAAGAAATGGATACCCGCGCAACTGCAACGGTATCTATTACTGAAAGATTTTTAGCTTTGCCTGATAGATTTTTGGAGATGAGGCGTTTTAAAATTAACGCGCAAACTTCAACGACACCAGGCTTTGCAAATGATAATGATATAAGGTTTCGAGCGCCTGACCAGCTATTGTTAAATAGTATTTCTGGGGCTCCTAGTTTCTTCTCAGTGACAAGTCAAATAGGGTTTGAGCGCATCCCTGACCAGCTTTATGTTGTAGAGATGCAATACTTTTCCAAAGAGCTACCTTTAAGCGACACAAACACAAGTAACGCAGTATTAACAAACTACCCATCTATTTACTTAAACGGCGCTTTGTGGGCTTTGTGGCAGTATTACAGCGAAGAAGAGAAGGCGGAGTATTACCACACTAAAATGGTGGATGGTATTTCAGGCGCTAACAGAGCTGAAAAAAGATCACGGTACGGTAACGCTCCACAAATTCACAAAGAAAGGAATTATCCTTGATAACTTCTTTCCAAAACATTCCGCTAAATATTGTTGGCCCTTCTGCTGAGCATAGGGATTCATCATATAGTTCACAAATAACAATGAACTTTGTCCCAGAGACACACAAGACAGGCGCAACACAATCACTGCTTGTGCCTTGGGATGGGTCATTACCTTTTGCAACGATAGCAGGATCTAACCCCCGTGGGATTTATGAGTTTGGCGGCATAACATACAAGATAAGCGACGCAGTATTATATAGTGTAACTAGCGCGGGCGTAGTTGCCACCATAGGCATAATTGAAGGCTCTAATCGATGTATTATGCGTGATGATGGGGTTAATCTTATTGTCACAACAGGTTTTAAATGGTATCAATACAGCACATCAACATCGACATTGACTGAGTTTTCACCCCCTACATTATCAACGGGCTTGGTCGTTACGGCTGGTAATAGTGTTGCATTCTTAAATGGCTTTGCTATCTATGACGTAAGTGATGGTAAGTTTTTAATGTCAGATTTTGGCGACCCTGACAACTTTCAAACAAACAATTTTGCAACCGCCGAAAGTTCGCCGGACGATTTAAAGTTTGTTTTTGTATTTAACGAACGCGCTTATCTAATGGGTAGCCGATCAATAGAGACATGGTACGTATCAACAGGAAACCCCCCGCTACAAAAGACACAAAACGGAACAATGCCGGTGGGTTTAAAGGATATTCATTCAGTAGCCGCATCACAAAACTTTGTATATTTTAGAGGTGATGACGGTTGGATTTATAGGTTCTCATCAACTCAAGCAACAAACATTACAAGTTCATTTGCTGCAAGCGCCTTCGAAACATTTGGTAATGATACCGCCGAAGCTTATGTTAGAGAATATCAGGGCGGCACGTATTACGTTATAAACTTTACAGCCAACAATCAGACGTGGGTGTTTTCAGAAAGGAATCACTCTTTAAGCCCAGGCATAGATGATTGGTTTCAGCTTAGCTCAGGCGAAGATTTAGATAGCTATATAGGCGCGGGTTATTTCAAAGCGTTTAATAAACATCTAATAGAAAAGAAAGGTTCGGGTGATATATTACAGCTTGACCTTGATACATACACTGATGATGGAAGTGTTATTGTACGTGTAAGAGAAACCCCACCAGTAAATGGAGCGGCGCTTGGTAAGCCGGGCGGAAGATTAGAAATGTCATGGCTTGAAATACTAATGAAGAAAGGCGTAGGTACTGCGAGCGGTGCGGGTGTAGATCCTAAAATCTACATTCAAGGCACGTTTGATGGGGCTAACTCTTATTCTAATCAGGAAGAGGTTGAAATAGGGCGTACTGGTGAGGCTATGATGAAAGTCAGATGGTATCACTCAGAATCATTCTATGAAGCGTCATTTAAAATTATTGGTTACGATCCTGTTTTTTACTCTATTCATGGGGCCTCAATTGGGCTCAAGTTTTTAGGTGATTAGATGACTGTAACTGTAGACCCGTTCTTAAATAAGTTCGAAACTAAGTGGGTTGATTCTGAAGGCAATATCACAAGTGAAACACGCCATTACATGGAGTATCTAGAGCGGCACTTGCTCGGTATGTGGAGGCGTACAGGCGGCCCGACTGATTCCATATCTGACGAAGGCATAAAAGAACTTTACCCTTGGCAGCCGGCAAAGCCAGAAAAGAACGCTGTAGAATTAATGCAGTCTTTCGGATCACAGGTATTGCCAGAGTCTTTTGAAATTGTTGTGGTAACTGCCGACTACACGACAACCGGAAGACAAATTGTCGTGTGTAACAATGCGACAGCAATAAATATCACGCTAAATACTTCCGCTGAAGACTTAGAAGAGGTTCATGTTATTAGGCAAAATAACGGAGCTGTAAACGTATTAGGGCCAGCTTTAGGAGATACAACAATGGGTATAGGTAATAGGTATTCATCGCCACACTTCACATATATTAAAGAATTGTTAACGTGGGTTGTTATATGAGTTATTTTGGAAATGATGATTATTATTTAGAAATAGCTAGAGGTAATGTGCCTGGTATAACGCCAGGCTTTTTGGTTGGTATAAATCGTGATGTTGGGAATGCTGCCACTGAGACAATTTGGGATGTCGGTGGTAGTTATGTCTATTTAACGGCGGACACTCAATTATATGCATCATCTTCAAGTGCTTCTGATGTGGCGGTAAGTATCACAGTTACAGGCTTAGATGATAATTTTATAGAAGTAACTAGAACAGTGACCTTGAATGGTCAAACTCAAGTAGCATTAAGCGGTTTGATGTATAGAGTTTTTAATGCCTTTGTTACGGGCTCAACTTCGCCAGTCGGTGATGTTTATATATCAGAAAGTACAGCACTAACAGCAGGCGTGCCGACTGATGAAACAAAAAACAAAGCTAAAATACCTCTCAGCAATATTGTTGGAGACGCGGCTGAATTTGCCAGTGACAACTTTTCGCATAATGGTATATATACTGTCCCAGCAGATAAAACACTACACCTTATTTATTTTACCGGTTCAATAGGAAAAAATCAGGATGCGACGATAGGCGGAAGAGTTAGAACTAATGGAGGCGTTTGGTTCAATAGAAGTCCTACCCCTTTATATCAAACAGCTACAGTCCAAGAATTTAAAACGCGCTTATCGATAGTAGAAAAATCGGATTTAGAGTTTAGGGTTATTGCTGGGAACGTTAATACCAACATTCAATTTCAAGTTCAATTTGTACTAGTGGATAATTAATCATGGCTAAAATGATAGGTAGGAATGTAAACGCTAACGATACCGCAACGGTTACAAGCTACGCACTAAACAGTGTTACAGCAACGACAATTGCCGCAGCAAACAATAAAAGAATACATATATCGGCTTGTTTGGATTACGGCATTACGGATGAAGATGTTGCTATACGACTTTACCCAGCAGCAACCGACGCAACAGTTAGAGGTGAGATACTTACAAGGAGAACGGCTTCGAACGATTCTCTTTTTAGACCGTCATGGACAATGAACGTTGATAATGTTTATACGGGTGAGATTTCAGCTATCACAGCGAGCGGCTTAATAACTATTCATGTAACAGAGTATTAATCATGGCTACAGCAACTATAGACTCAAATACAGAAGGCGCTACAGGGGCGGAGATTACATTAACAACTGAGACGCTAATAACCTTGTATGTGATAGATGCAACAGGAACACATTTAAATAGAAGAGTGTCGATTGAGTACACAGGCGATAATACAAATTGGTTTGCTGACCCGCACAGCTTAAACGGTAATGGCAGTGTTCTTACCGCTCAAATAGTAGCAACAAAAGCAAGGGTGGTCATTGTCGAGGCAGAAGGCGCAACTTCAACAATTAATGTAGTTTTAATAGCGAGATAAAAAATGGCAACATTAGATAGCTTTCTATCAAACACGCAATTAAGCACAAGTATTGTGAGTTTGGTATCAACAAATAACACAGAAAAAAAGTTTCTCGGTAAAGTCACATTTACAAACACATCAGCATCTAAAGTTGTTGTTACTGTGTGGAGATTACCCACAGCTACAACTCCGGTATCTGGAAGCGGTGGAAACTGGCTTGATATTAAAACTATTCAACCGGGTAAAGTATGGGAGTGTGATAAACTAGAGTCACATGTCTTAGGTAACAGTATGACAACTTCAGCACAATCAGATACAGGAAGCGTTATAAATGCAGACTTGTCCGGTGTAACTGAATCATAGAGGTGATGTATGGGTTTTGGTTTTAGTGATTTGTTTGGTGGTGGTGCGCAACTTATTGGCGACACGCTAGGTGGTGCGCTAGGTGGTGATGCGGCAGAAGAAGCGGCAGAACTGCAAGTAGCGTCAGGTGAGAGGGCTTTAGATTTTGGAGCTGAGCAGGTTGCTCCATTTAGAGATATTGGGGTTAATGCGGCTGAACAATTGCCAGCAGCTCAGTTTGGAGGATTTGACAGAGACCCCGGCAGAGTTTTAAACAACCCTTTATTTCAAGCTTTGTCACAACAACAAAATCAGCAACTAATTAATCAGCAGGGCGCATTGGGACGTGGCGGTTCAGGCGAAACTAACGATCTTCTGACTCAGAATGTTTTACGCCTTGGCAGTCAATTCCAACAGCAAGACTTTCAAAACCAGCTAGCAGAGAATCAACAACAATTTGGACAGCTATTTGATCAAACCAGGTTAGGCGCTAACGCAGCAAGCCAACAAGCTACAAGCGGTCAGAATATTATACAAGGCATTGGTAATGCTCAAGCAGCGGGATCAGTGGCGCAAAGTAACGCGCTTAATAATCTAATCGGTCAAGGTGCGGGTTTAGGGGCATTAGCTTTTTCTGATGTCAGGCTGAAAGAAAATATTCAATACTCACACACAGCAAACGGAATCAATATTTACACTTGGTCATGGACTAATGACAGCTTAGATCTTGTAGGCGATCAGATTGCGATCGGGCCATTAGCTCAAGAAGTTAAAGAGACTCATTCAGAAGCTGTTACAATAGACGAAAGCGGATTTTACAAAGTTGACAACGAGGCTCTAGCATGGCACTAAATCCAAACATCATTCTAAGCGGGCAGCAATTAGATGTGCTCGGCCCTATACAACAAGGGCTAAGATCGCGCGAGCAATTCGATCAAGCGCCTTTTCGCAATCAGTTGTTAGAGCAAGGCGTACAGCAAGGCCAGCAGAGAGTTGATATAAACGAGCAAACTATACGAAAACAGGCATTAGAACAGCAATTGTTTGGTGCGCGTAAAGCAATATCAGCCCACGATGAGCAAGGCGAGTTTGGCGGCCCTAATGCAGCGGGTGTTATCGATGGTATCAGAGAAGGCTTTAAAGGTGACGAAGACAGAGTTAAGGCTGAGATCTTAGAGTATCAGCAAGACCCTTTTGCTTACATTAGCAATGCTAAAAATGAAGTTGATGCTTATGATTCTCAGC